GACGGTGAGCAATACGCCTACTTCTGAGCTCCAATGCCTATCGCTTGTGCTGTTGCCCTGGTTGGCGTTGTGCTGTACTTGGTTTTCAATGTTGTTGAATATCTCTTGCATTTTGTTTGTTTTTAACGTGTTTGCGCGTACCAATAAGGTAAACGGGTTTTTTGATTAGCTGAGGTGTTCCGAGTATATCTTGGTATTGACAGCCAGGGTGAACTGGAGTGTGTGAATCACACTTTCGGGCGGAATAACCACATTGAAAATATTTTGTTTCTCTTCGTCGCTCATTTCAGGCTCGTCGTTTAAAGATAGCCATTTCTTGTAGATCACGAATGTTCCATTCATCCCTTTAACAAGGAGTCTAGCGAAGTAAATGCCATGGCGTGTATTAATCCTTACCTTGAGGTAAGGTTTGACCAGCATTAGGTCTGGGGTCGCGTCTGAGATGGTGAATTTTCTTTTTCGGTTCTTCATGGTGCTAATTTATTCTAACAAATTTTCCGTCGATGCCTGAATTTTTCAGGGCTTGTACATTATTCTCCCCGTAGGCCACAAGAACTGTGGGGGCTCCTATTCCTTTTGTGTGTGACACCTACTGGAAAGCTTTTTTGAGCGCGGAAACAGCTTGGTCTGGGTCCAGATACATATCATACTTGGAAGCTTCGTAGTCAGCTTTTGCGTGCCGCCCTACTCCGTGTAGCTCCGGAACAACCGACCCTTGTGACACCTTGTAGCTGGCACAGCGGGCTTTGATGATTCGCATTCCGTTGTCTTTTCTCTTGATTCTTTCCTTTCGGATGAGGTAGACGATGCTACCGATTTTTGGTTCTGCCATTACTTTAGGATTTTTTCTAGGTGAATATCATTTGCTTTGGTCACCCCTAGTAAAAGGTTCTTGAATTCTTCCTCATCCATCTTCCCTGAGGTGTACTTCTTGATGAGGTCATTCACTTTGAATAGTTTGAATGCTGTGTCGGGGGCGGAAGCGAGAAGTTGTGCATTTGCCTCATGTTCTTCCGGAGATCTGTCGTAATCTAATATTTGACAAACGGCCCCGTCTCTTTCGGAGTAGATGAACACGGAGTTATTTCCCGCCTTAGATTCTGTCTTCTTGCTCCAATCTCCTGGCGTTCCTTTAAATTCGAATTTGTCCATGATTACTTATAAAATACGAGAAGCCTTGCGCTCACTCCGGTTCCACTTGATTTGAATGTTCCTTGCCCTAGCTCCACATTCATTGAAGCGTTTTCCTCTACGAACTCTCGGAAGGCAACTTGTTTTTTCTGCGATCCAAACGTCCAGCTTTGGGATGCGACGGTCACCATCTGTCCTCCAGGGGCCAGAAGCCCGTACATCTTCATTATATGGTCGATGTCTTGGTTCTTTGTGAATGGTGGATTGGCCAGAATGATGTCAAAAACAGGATTTATTTCCTTTGACATTTCCATGAAGTCCCCTTGATGAACCATTACGTTTGTGTAATCTTCATACTTTCTTTGGAGCTCTTTGTAGTTGAGCGCAGCCAACTCAATAGCTGTCACGGTAGCTGATGGGCGCAATTTTAGCACAGCATCAATAAGCGCCCCATGCCCAGCCTGAAACTCTCCAACTACCGGCATATCCATGTGCCCAACGATTTCATTACACATTTTTTCCGCTAGCTCGGGCGGAGTAGCAAAGAATTGAAATTCTTTCTTGAAGTCTACCACGGTTCCTCCTAGCAGTGTGCTGATTACATCCTGCGCTTGGTTAGGGAATACGAAGGCGTTCTTCTTGTACTTCCCGTTGGCCTTTGTCAAGGTCTTCTTCAGGGTTGCATAATCATTTAGCGGTGCGCTCGGTAAAGAGGCTACGTTGCCTTCGCATGTCAGTGCTTCAAGGTCTTTTTTCAATGTGTCTTTCATGGTGTTAGTTTAGTAGTCAATATCGCTCGAAGCGATTGACTCGGTTATTAATTCTTTTTGTTTCTGAGCTAGGAATAGATCCATGTCCCACCAGGCGGATAGCCATTCTTTTTCCTCATCATTCTTTTTCTCGTCTTCCTTGAGGCTTCTCATTCTGTAGTTGATGCTCTCAATCTCGACGTTGATTTTCTCTAGTCGTTCAAGCAGTCCTGCTCTGTGCTGTTGGTTTAGTTCCATGGTGTAGATTTTGCGGGCGGTAACCCAGTTAATGATATGCGGTGAAACGGGAGCGCCTACCACGGCAACTCCCTGTTACACCACGTAATGTTTTAAACATGTCCTTCGGCTTTGTCTAGCATGTGGTCGAGCATTGAGATAACTCCTTTCACGTTGCTGTCCACTCCGTTGGACACGTCACTTGATTCAATGGTCAGCAGTGAGTCTCTTTGCTCTCTCAGCATTTCCACGTCGATGAGTTCGACAGTGATGGTCTGAATGTTTTTTTCCTTAGGAGTTATGTTATCCTCGTGGTTCTGAAACTGCTTGGTGATATACTCAGCCATCTCCATTTCCTCCTTGCTCATTGCGTTCCCATACCCTATGATGAACTCATCTAGGCTACAGGGGGTGAATATGGTTGAGCGCATGAACTCTCTGGCTTGGTCGTGAAGATCGGATTCCCTCTCTTCCTCGCTCAATCCGTATTCGAACTTCGCAAACTCATTCCACAGGTATGACTGAACCTCAGCCAATGTTTTTCCCACCCAATCTCCGTTGCCTATAGTGACACGGTAAGTATCGTCAATCAAATGGTCGATGTGCATACAGTCGTGGTCGATGACCTTTGCTACTTCCTCGGGGAAGTTGTCCTTACGTTCCTCTGGCGTGAGGTACAGTGAGCAGTACTGAAGCGGTGACATTACTACTGCCAGCCTTTTGAATTGTCTTAGTGATTTGATTTTCTTGTTCATGGTGTAAGGATTAGTCTTCTTGATTGTATTCGATTGCCTCCTCCTCAAAGTGGGAGTAGCATAGCTCGTTCATATCCATCGGCAGGGTCATGTCGATTGCCATTTCAACCAGCTTAGGATGGATTACTTGTAGGAAAAATTTTCTTTGTTCTTCGTTCATGGTGCTATTTGTTAAGATGTCTGATTGGTATTTGGTAGATGTCGATTCCCTCTCGGTGACACGCCTCGAAGGCTTCGTCTAACCTTTTGTTGAGGCTGTCCCCTTGAGCGTAGGTTAGTACTCGCTTAGCAGGCTCCCCCGTAACGTAGTCGTTGAAGTCATTGTCCGGTGAGAAGGTGAACTCCTCGCTACAAGCCTCTAAGAACTCGTTGATGTTGTCCTTGGTGATGGTCGTTTCTTCGAACGCCAGTGTCTTTGGTGTAGATGCCATGGTTTACAGTTTATCGAACTCCTCAGGAGTCAGTTCAACAAATCCCCACCACCCATCTAACTTCGATGCGAAGCTTGCTGGTGTTTCGGTGGCCGGGTGGTAGGTAATTGTTTCGTACCCTATTTCGTTCGCCTCGTAGCCTTTAACTACAGCGTCGATGCCTCCTTCTTCGAAGGCTTTTGATGCGTCCTCTCCTGCTAGGAATAGGTACGTCTTGTTTAGTTCAGTTGCCATGGCTTATGAGTTGATTAGGGTTACGTAGAATCGAACGTCGTTCAGCGGCACGCTGTATATTACGATTCTGCTTCCTTTAATGGTGTAATCCATTTTTCGTGACTTGAGAACCGCTATTACTGATTTGTCCCCTTCTTTATTTCGGTTATTACTAAGGCAAAACGAAAGGTTGATTTTGTTCTGGATTTCTACTGTTGGTAAGTTGTTGTTCATGTGATGTAGTTTGTTGATGAGTGCTACTTCTGAATTTTTGGCGCGGTAACGCCCTGTTGATCTTTTAGTGTTGACATTCCATGCAGTCAGGACAGAACGGAAATGAGTCTGTGTAGCTCACGTCCTTGTCGCACTTTCTACAGTAGGTCGTTATCACCTCTGTGAATTCCTTGGTTGCAAATGGGTTGAAGATGATTTCGAAGTGCTCATAGATGCTTTGCTCGGTGTCTCCTGCAACCTGTACGTTGTCAGTCTTTCCGTTCTCATCGGTGACGCCTGTCCCTTCAATGGCTACGAAGCAGACCGTGATATCGTCCTCTTCTGCCCACTCGGTTCTGTCTTTGATGTCCTCAAGGCTTTTCACTGCCCCTTCAAATGTGTTTCGACCTTCGTAGATGCTCACCTCGTTAGGTTGGTAGTAGCTAATGATTAGCCAAGGCCAGTTTGGTACATCGAATACCTGATAGCGTGGTATAGAGCATTCGTCTTCGCTTATGTACGACTTGTCTGCTTTGAATGGTGGCGAGTTTAATTGCTCTGGTTTCCATCCGTCGGCTTTGATTTGCATCTCCATTGCGACGATAGCGTCCTCTCTGGAGCCGAATAGCTTGAATAGGGTGTCAGTGTACCCGTCACCTGAATAAGTGCGGGAAAATAGATGTGGTGTCGTTTTCATGTGGTGTATTATTCGTTTAACAATTATAGGAACCAGTCGATATCAACTTGATGTTGTGAGAAGTGTTCCCCTGCTGTGCTCACGTCGATGTCTAGTTGTTGAATTTCTTCGTCGGTAAGGTCGTCGGCTTTGAATGAGATGGTAACGTGTATGTAGTTCGTTTCCCTCATGGTCTTTACCCAGTAGCCGAACCCAGACACATCGTAGGCGCCGTAAACGGAATATTTTTCTCGTTCGATGCAGTAGTTGTCAATGTCTTTTTCGATGGCTTCATAAGCCTCTTCATCCTCTGTGAAGAATGTTGTCTGGTCTTCCTCGCAATGCAGGCGCTTATCTTCTTTGTCCCCGTCGTGTACAAGGCGAGTTATTACGGTTGGTATGTCGTAGAATTTCATGTGGTGTGATTTATCGCATTGGTGAAGCCCATTGGTCTCCGTACCCTTGGCTAATGAAATAGTGAAGTAGATTTTCTTTGGTGTATGCAACTATGTACAGTCCGCATTGGGCGCGGTAACCCTCCTTGGTCTTTACTACATTGTCGCTGTCCACCCAATACCTAAACGCATCGTCTAGGCTGTCGAAGTTTTCACGATACTGGAACCCTTCAATGTCCTCTTGGTAGGCGTCCCCATAGTATTCATGTGGATACACTCTGAAACGTCCTGTTTCGTCCATGTTTGGGTCGGTGATGGTGACCCCTTGGAATTCAAATGATGTTGCCATGTGGTGAGGTTTAGAGGGCGGTAAATATTGCCACGAGTATTCCCATACCGTAACCAATTACATGCGCCATTGTTGTGAAGTCTGCTAGTTTTTTCATTCTGATTTTTTTTGGAAGTATTCGAAGATGTAATTGTTGTCCAGTTTCATCTCGTGTTTCTTCTGGTTCAGCTCTACTGATAGTTTATGAATGAGCACTTGAATACGGCTGTCAATATCGAGCGTTTCTAGGTTGCTCTTTGTGATTCCTTTGGTGGTCTTCTCTTCGTGCCCAGTGTCCTCTAGATATTGCCCTAAGCCAACAATTTGGCCCAGCTCGTCTAGTTGTTTATCCAGTATACCACAGGCTTCAAAATCTGCCTGATTTGATTTGTATCGCTGGAATATGCCTTCGTCTCGGGTCTTATTATCTCCTGCTCTTGTTGATGATACTACATTTAACATGGTGCGTGGTGTTATTTGAATAATTCTTTTTTCTCGTACTGTTTCACGGTCCCGTACTGGGCGTAATACTTTTCCCCTCGTTGGATACCACAGAGGTAAACGGCTTCGTTTTCGCTGTTGTGGTGGTGCGGTTCCCCGCTTACATAAGAGTTACCCCCTTGTCTACGCGGTGGCGTGCATTCTAAGAAGTGCCAAAATGCTTCTTCGCACATTTCAATTAGCCTACCTTCTTTGAGCAGGTCGAGACCTTCGCGCCATCTTGTTGGGTTGTTATAGTCGATGATAGGCGTCGGATGATTGTTGTAAAGGTTTGCTTTCCGTGCCTCTTCGATAGCGTCCAAACGTGCTTTTTCTTGCTTGTAAGCGTCTTCCTCTTCTGCTGTGGCTAGAGTGTACACTTGACCCGTTTCGGTGTCTGTAACCTGCCCCTGTTTTGATTCTCTGTCAAATCTGTCGTGGTTTGAATATCCTATGAAGGCGAAGAGTTGAGAATATAGCGCCTTTTGGCTAAGTGGTAGTAATTTGATTGGTTGCATGTCGTGTGGTTTTAATAGAGTTGTTTTATTACTGTGGTGTTTCTAGTCATCCCATTATTGTAATAGGTTGACTCGAATCGAGGCGCGGAAAACATTTGTTTAACGGTTTCCCACTGTTTAATAAATAGCGGTTGCACTTTGAGTTGGTAACCTGCTGTTATGCTCATTGTGAGCCCTGTAGCCTTTTTAATCGATCGGGCCGTTGTGCTTGCTCTGTTGCTGTCTCGTATTATTAGTAATATTTCAGGCACTGGTAGTATATACTCTTGCCCGTTGCCGTTGATTCGTGTAATAGTTTCGGCGCTGTCTCGAATGGCTTGCTTTCTTGCTGCTTCGATTTGCGGAAGGCCTGACACGTCAGCACCTTTTTTAGGGCGGAAGACTCTGAATTGAATATCAAAGTCAACCCCTCTATTAGCTCCTGCGTAACCTTGGTCAAAGAACCACATTCGCCCTTCTTTTGTTTCGTTGGTTGGTTCGATGTCTGCTTTCTTCATTCCTGAGTCCAGTCCGCCTGAATAGCTAAAGTTTCCCCCACCACCTAAGTAGTAAGAGCCAGCCCCGCCGCCTGTTTGCATTGAAGTTTCCCAATCATGAGTAAATCGAGTGTGTCCGAGGCCGTTGGGTAGTTCTAAATAATCCCCTACTCGTGGGCCTTGTCTCTCATTGAATAACTTGGTGCGGTCTTTTAGAATCTTCTGGTTGTTCTTGTACTTTTCGTCAATCTTAACCGTTATTGTCCATCCTTCGTGGGTCATTGCCCAGTCAGCCGATTGACTTTGTAATCGTTGCAGCCTGTAATAGCAATCGTTTTCGCTGCCTTCGTGCTTCAGTTCTCCGTCTTGTTTGAGTTGGTAAGTGTTCATATCGTGGTGTATTTTTGTGGTGTTACTTGGCGCGGTTGGTCCGTGCCTTGTTCAATCTTTCTTGATACATTTCTTCGGGTAGGTTGGATATGGCATTTAATACCGTCCCGCTACCCTCTTGGTGGTACATTACTAGCTTTGTCCCTTTGGCGAACCATTTAGGGTCAAAGCCTGTACAGATGGTGCGGTAGTCCTTCTGTGTGTCCTCGTAGATGAGGTTGACTTCCTCCTGTGGTCGGTTAAACTTAGGTTGTAGATTTGCCATAATTCTTGATGTTTCTTTGTGCGCTTACGCTGTCGAGTGTTGCGAAGGCGTTGAAGTCGTTTAAATTGGTTCCGTCGTAGTCAGTGTAGCCATACAGCAGGTCTTTTAACTTTAGCGTTTTACCGTTTTCTAACCAGAAGCAATACTTTTGACGCGCCTCTTCGTCTCGGTGACTTTTTTCGACTAATTGTTCCATCAGTATTTTTGCTCGTTGGTATTGTCCATCTACGCACTGTCTGTCGAGCACGTAAACGTCTAAGTACTTGCGAAACATTTGGTTGAGTTTGTGAAGTTTCTTTCTCGTTATCATACTACCATTTTTGCGTACTTGTAAACACCTTTCTCGATGTCGTTGGTACATTGGGTTATAAAATCAGAGATACGCGCGGAAAACAGCTCATTTGCCTCTGTTGAATATTGTGCTCTGACGTGTGTCGCTAATTGTTTGCGCATTAGCTCACATAGTCCATGGTCGAGCATTCCAAAGGCTAATACTGCCTTTTTGTCGTCGTCCATTTCGTGCATTTCGCATAGTCCTTTGGCTAGTGCGTCGGTGTTCACTTCTACGAAGCGATTTGCTATTTCTAGTCGGTTCATTTTGTGGTGTTTATGTGCATGTAATATCTGAGATGTCCCCCGCTGCTATCCATAGTATGCGTTCGAGGTTGTCTTGATGGTTTGATAGTTCTTCATTATCCCACGCCCCGTATTCGTCTAACTCCTTGCGTAGTTGTTCGGGGTCGATGTCTTCGAGTTCCTTTTTTATTTCGGGCATCTGTAGGCACGCTTTTATGTCCTCTGTGCAATCTCCTTGATGGCTACACATTTCTACCACGTCAACAGGTAGTGTAATACTTCCTATGTAGTTGAAATATGCCTCTTTGAATTCTTTGCTTGCGTTCATATCGTGGTGTATTTAGAATAACTTGGTTGTATGTGGCACCACTGCGCGTAGACTTGTGAAATTGCGTGGTGTTTCGATTCGGCTGGCCCTGAGTATTTACGGGCTTGCCTTCCTTCTGGTAGGCGTATGATGACTAGATATGGTTTCATAGTGCTATGATTAGGACAAGGGAGAGCAGGAGCCCGCCCGTTAATATTACGGCCTCTCTTAGTGCCTGTGCTTTTTCTCTACGCGTCAATCTCATGCGTTTTGCAGTTGAGCCCTTAGGCGGTTAATTTTTGCCTCGCGGTCATTGCATGGCCATTTCTTGTTAGCCTTGCTTAGTTTAGCAATGGCATTCGTCAATTTATCTTTCGACATGGTGTATAGATTTGAATGGACGCACGTTCCCCTGGTTTTTGAGATCAGTTGGAGTCGAGTGCATACATGTTGTTTATAGCCGTTGTTCAGGATTCGAACCCTCGCGCGGTAACGCCTTCTCTTTCCTCTATTACATTAGAGATGTCAACGGTTTACTAGTTTAGTTTAGAGACCCTTATTAGGATAGTTCCATAGTTTCGCGGTCTGTGTTTATACTCGTGCAGTTGGCTTCCTTCGCCTCAAGTGGTGGCGTACTAGGTACGCGCCTGCTGTCTTGACGTGTTGCCCCCATCGGGGTTAATTTTGGAGCGCTTTGGAATGACCCTAGGCGCGGTAAAGCTTTAAGATTGACTCTACCAAGTTTCTACCAACTCACTAACAATTAACAGAGGCAACACTATAGCTAGTTATTAAGAGTATCAAGTACTCAGCTCTGTAGCTTCTGGGACGTCTTTAGGGTGCTTCGTTGCATTGCCTGCAGGTAGTTAGCTGCCATGCCCAGTCACTAACGTTTTACGCTTCTTATAGAGTTGTAGCGGCGAGGCTTCCTCTATAGCGGTCTACGCTTCTGTTAATCTATGTCAAAGAACGATTCTAACATCATTCGTGTACCTGTTGGATTGTGTGACACTCAATCTGATAGTGTTAACGGTATTCAAGGCCATCGCCTCGTTGTGTCTTAGTCCTATCGCCCTAGTAAGTCTTGCAGTTGTATTGACTCGTGCCTTTATACTAGTGGCTGTGTGTGTGTGTGTCTCAATCGAACAATACAAACATACAGCAAACAATCCAGAACACCAAACAAAACAACAATAAAATGATTGATAGGTGCTTATTTAGAGCCATTCTAAATAGTAGCCACAGTAGCAGAGGACTACAAACGACTACAAACGGATAACGCCAAAGGCAGTGATACCAAGGAATTCGAGAGGGTAGAAGGTAGGGTTTATTATGTTGGGCACACAAATACACCCGCTTTCCTTCACTGCTCAGATACTAGGCGCCTATACTGTCTCATAATATTTATTATGTTAAATAGGCCAGGTTGGCAGGTCACCTATCCCCTACCCTAGCAAGGCACAGAGCACACAGGCCACCAAAAAAACACACAGCGCACCGACCGACACCAGCGCTTAGAGCCTCAAGGCGTAGAGCATAGAGCAACACACGAACCAAACCGGATATATAACAAGGGGCACCCCCCGCCCCCTCTCTATGCGTTTGCTGTTTTCCTTTCGTTAGGGGGTGGGGGCAGTCTTATCTATACTATACCCCACACACACGATCTACTTTTCACCCTCCGGACAGAATATTCCCTATACAGTTGTTATGTAACTAAAAAAATGGTTACATTAGCTGTAACCAAAAAACTAGTTACAATGAATTTAGAGAAGGCTTCGGTGGTATATGTGATAGAGAACGCAACTGCTGGCATCAGGAAGATCGGGATTAGCCAGGACGTACACGCTAGGATGAAGACCCTTCAGTGCGCCGGGGGCTGTTTGCTAGAGTTGAAGTATACTACTAGGCCGTTGCTGCGGTTTTATTGCGAGAAGCTTGAGAAGCGCTTGCACGAGTTGTTTGATGCTGACCGCACTTATGGGGAGTGGTTCACGACTGACCTGGCTTCTATCGTTGAGAAGCTTGAGCAGGTTGGTTCTGATGTTAAGGTGCCTCTTGATTATGAGTTGCTGTGCCAGGGGAAGAGCGTTGCTTACATAGCGAACCACTTTGATGTGAGCCGTGCAGCTGTGTTCAAGAGGGTGAAGGGGATGAATGTTCCTTATGATGATCTGAAGCAGAAAATGGAAGAGGCTAAAAAGGACCCTAAGATTCCGGCTACGCTTAATAGAATGGCGAACGACTTTAAGGGTACTGAAGGCGGCAGTTATGGGGAGTCTTTGGTTGTTAGAGGGAAGTTTGAGAGGGTAAGCGCCGGTATATACACTAACGGAAATTGCTTTAAGGCACAGAAGTATAGGGATGGTCGAATGCGGGAGAAATTTTTTGAGACCCTTCTTGAGGCGGAGCAGCATTTGTCGGATCTTGAAAAGTAGGGGGGTGTGTTTTGGGACCCTAGGGTATCCTTGCGTATGTAAATAAAAGTTTACACTATATTGTTAGGATAAGTGTAAAGTATTGTTTACATTCGTTGTTCACTATTAAATGCAAGGTAATGGGATTATTTAGAAGAATAGCAGAGGCGCAGGAGAGGATTGCTATTGCTCAGGAGAGCTTGGTTATTGTTTCGCTTCGCATGTCAAATGCTCAGGAGGACATTGAAAAGCGGATGCGCGACAGGGACAATGGTCCTGTTGATTCTAGGCTTACCGCGTGTGAAAACGAGCCAGTTGAGAACTGGGACTCTTATAGCAACTGGGAAAGACTTGGGTTCGAACGCTCTTTTTCAGAGGGAAAGGGGCGTGGGTGGTCTATTGAAACGCTGGACAAGGATACAAGGATTTGGGTGTTCTCTTTTTTTAAAGACGGATACATCGATACGTATTATAGAATTTACTTTGGATCAAAACAGCCTTCTTTTTGTGTCTACGAGGACACTATAAACGGAGAAGGAGATCTGAAAAGATTATTCAAAAACTGGGGGATTGAGCTATGATGACTGATAGAAGCGTGCTTGAGAAAGTCATTAATAAGGCCCTGAAGAACGGCATGAGCCCTAGCGTTGTTGATAACGGAACTTTCTACCAGGTTTATGCTATGGTGAAGACCAGAACAGGAAACACTCAAATGGCTAACGGGTTCTCTCCGGAGGACTGCTACGGCCTTATCTTCTCCCACGACTTCGCTAAGGCGTTTTGGGGAGAGGAAAACTACACTGGTTTTTACGCGGTGAAAGTTGGGGGTCGTAATTTTACTATGAAGCTCCCGACCGAAAAATGGCGTACACCTCCGAAAGAATGGGAGTACCACCTCCAGCAGATGGTGCTGGAAGAGAACCCTATTGATTACTTACGTAAATTTGTCGAGACAGATGGCAAGGAATAATAACAGTCACAACATGCGCGAGGATATACAGGCTTATTTTTACCGCGCCGAAAAACCAAACAAGATGCAAGAAAAGTATGAACACCATGAGGAGATGTTTATCAAGGACAACCTCGCTCAAGTTGAAGTAAGCGAAGTGAATATCACTTTACTGAATCGTAAAGTTAAGAGGCGTGGGTTTTGGCGTTTTTTACCAAAAAAGACTATGACCCGCTACAGCATTGATGTTGTTGGCAGCGTTGATGGTTCAATAAGAATCTGCGACGCTGTTATTTCGAGTGAAAACACCAGATTCTATGTAATTGCTTTTCGTAAAAACGGAGACGTTTGTTTGGCTGCAGAGTCATCGGTTCCTGTTATGATAAAAACCAAGATGACTGTATGCGTGTTGTCAAGTGCTTTTGCTGAAGGAGATTCTTCTCCGCGCTAAAAAATGATAAAATAACTGACGAAGAAAAAAAAGAGTTTTATGTGAGATCCCTCGGAGGGATACAGATGAAGAATCCAATGAGAACATTCTCGACGGAAGCCGGTGCTCACGCGGAAGAAGATAAAAGTATTAGTGAAGTTTCTCACGAAGAAAAAAAATATGAAAAAAGAAGAAAAAGAAGGCCTTCCAGCCACAAAAGCAAGTATTGATTCGAGGTACTATGTGCCAGAGATTGGGGAGTTCCATCCCGGATTCGAGTTCGAGTACAGGCCTCGGATTTACTTGGGGGTTATGGCTCACATGACCCTCCCGATTACATACGAAAAAGAATGGAAAAAGGCTGAGTTCAGAAAGAGGCTAGAAGACCCGGATTTCCCTGGGGAGCTTCATTTCGATGATCCGGCTGAAATGTACATAGGCGATGTTGTAAGAGCTGTTGAAAATGATGCTATCCGCGTCAAGTACTTGGACGAAGCAGACATCCTTAATTTGGGAGGCTTCCCAGCCGGAGCTCCGTTTGAAGGGTCTTATGCAGTCGATTTGAACGATGACGATTTCCTTATTTCGATGTACGAAAGAAACATTGTCAAGATTTCGAAGACAGGCAAAAACTGGAAAATCAGGGACAAGGTTTTCGAGGGAGTGATCAAAAACAAATCCGAACTCAAGCGGGTTCTTAAACAAGTGGGGGTGATGTCATGAAGAGGCGAAGATATTTTATTGTATTTTACACTACTCTAAATTCTCGAGGAGAGAGGGTGTTCTATGACGGAGACTGCATAACTTATGCTCCAATGAACGATCCGAAAAAAGGAGCTCCATACATAAGCTCTGTTAAGTTCGCCATAGACCAGGGGGCATACCTTGGGGTTCCCTGGAAGACAATCGATATTACAAACGTCAACGAAGTAACCTTTGAAGACTTCATGGACTGGAACAAAAAATAATGACAACTAGAAAAATACTTAGATCGCTCAAGAAGAAGCGAGGAATGAACAATGTCGAGCTCGCGAAGATTTTCGGAGTGTCCCGACAGCAGATCAATTCCTACCTGAAAGGGTCGGAGATGCCACTGTGCAAGATGTACAACGGGCTGGAGAAGATAGGATTCACTATTAAAATTGTAAAGGATGAGCAAGGAGATGCTGTTTGAGAGCGTATACATCGAGAAAGGCGTGGCAGCTAAGTTCGAAGGTAAGTACTGGGGGGTTGACGGATATGACTCTCCTGATTTCGTTTCTTTCGATAGGGCCGACATAATCGATCCGGAATTCTGTAAGAAGACCACCGACATGACGTACGACCCAAAAAACACATGCGGGGTGAATGCGAATTACAACAAGCTTCTTAAAGCTGAGCTTGTCAGCGTAACCAGAACAACGACTATAATTTTCGAAGAAGAGCCTAAACAACCTTAAGCGGCTTCCCAGCGTTCCGGATCTTTAAGGCTTGCTCCGACTCTTCACATGTATGCTTGACATGGTGCCAGTCTAGGAAATTATCTCCCTCAGGAGGTCTGTTTCCATCCTTCACTAAAGCCAGGGCGACCGGTTCACCGCAGTAAACGCATATTGGTCGAAGATTTTGTGAAGTAGCCATCAGGTGTAAGATAAGAAAATTTCCGTACATTTACCGTGTGTGAAAGGCCCCACCCACGGGGCCCTCAATCGACACCCCTTTCTGACTTGTTCGGAGAGGGGTTTCTTTTTGTAAAGAAAAGTTTACTACATTTGTCTTGTCGCAAACGGTATTGGCCTACTTACTATCGATCATTTTAAAAGCCTCGCATGGGAATGTGGGGCTTTTTTTGTACATTAGCCCCATGAAGAAGATTTCATTTGAAACTCAACAACCGCAACCCACTACCGAATAGGAAGGCAGTTGCGCATACAATACTTTGGAGCCCTGCTATTTATAGTGGGGCTTTTTTGTTGTAGTAAATCGGGGTGTAGCGCAGTTTGGTAGCGCGGGTGCTTTGGGAGCATCAGGTCGCAGGTTCGATCCCTGTCACCCCGACATAACTCTCCGGTCGTCTAGGGGCAGGACGTCTGGTTTTGGGCCAGAAAACGGTAGTTCGAATCTATCTCGGAGAACTTTATTATATTTGCACCAGATTCGTTTGAGAAGAAACGGTGTTTGGACGAGGGTTCGATACCCTCCGGCTCCACAAGAAAACAGTATTGCCCGTCTAGGACAAACCTCATCTCCATTGTGGAAGAGTGTAAAGGTAATGACGTAAAGCGATTATACTGGGGCCGACTGGTTTTGACTGCATTATAAATGTATACTTCGAGAGTCTGATCCTATAACAGGAAAAGTAATACCTCTTTTCTCACCTCAGCTTAGAGCTGTGGCGTAGAAACGTCCCATAGGCACGACACGTCTGTAGAAGAAGCATCAGCCATTGGTTGGTGCTTTTTTATTTGTATATTCGTGGTAAGCTGTGGATGCGAAAGCGATCAGCGGTGGAAAAACACCGGAGCTCCCGAGGTAAGATTTCAAAGTCAAACCCGAGGTTGAGCACTAGGACTGGAACACGACCAAGCTGGGGCCCTTTTAGGCCCCTTTTTGCATTACTCTAGTTTCTTCTTCTTGTTCAGAAGTCCAGTGTAGTCTAGGTCGTACCGCACCTTCACGGCGTTGAAGTCATCCCATTCGTATTTAGGCTTCTTTCCGAGGTGTACCATCATCTGGTTCTCGGCCTTCATTGCTTCAATGTCAACCATTGCCGCTACTCGGTCGTTTGCCTGCTTGCATGTTTCTATTTGGATCCAATCTTTGCTCATACTATTCCGGTATTATCCCCATTATGTTTGCTTCGAAAATTCGAAACAGTCGATCATTCATTTTCCAGGCGAGGTTCGCTGGATATAGTATTACGTCCCCTTCTTTCACTTCGCAATCCTCTATTCTCGGATCCACGGAGATTATGCGAGCTCTTTTCGGCGCGGTAGTTCGTTTGTCCGGCGGGAGAATCAAATCCCCCTTCTTTCTCTCGAGGTCTCGCATGGGAGTCGCGTAGATGTGGGACGAGTGAGGAGTTATCTTCTCCGGGCAGTCCCTGTAGCTGTGCGAGTCGTCCCCGCAGAATACACATTCCATATTAAAACATTTTGTTGTTCGTGAATAAAATACGCTCGATGTCCGTGCAGGGGAGGAATCTCCACTCCCTTTGCTTCATCAGTGTTGATATAATGCGATTCGCGTCATCCTTTCCAAAGAATAGCGCCTCGTCTAGGTGAGGCATCATCTCATCCGATACCGCAAACCCTCTACCTTCCTTCTCTGTCTTGGATAGCCATAGCTGGATATAGGGCAAGGGTAGCTTATGCTCTTCCTTACTCATTTGAACACGAGTATATTTGGATCCCGACCAATTCTCGGACGGTCGAACCAGGTTAAAAAATCAATGCAGTTATTGTACTTAGCTGCCATGCAGTCGTGAACAACCCACCTATCACAGTAAAACTGTTCTTCGCACACAACGGTAATCGTGTCGCCGTATTCGAACGGGCCACCTTTGTGCTTGAGCAGGTCCCTGCTTACGGCGCACCACCTCAGCTTTCTATACTGGAGCTCCACGGCGTTGATGAACGAACCGTCAGCAGTGTTGAATGGAGTGCTGTCGCACTGAGCCACTGTAGGCTGATAGGTTGTCCCTGTCAGTTGCAAAACCGGTGGCCATTCCTTGACTATGAACAATGTGTCGTGTATAACTTGCGTTTCCACAAAGTGTCCAGGCTCCTTGTGAACTATTTCCTTTTCTGGTCCTACCAGCAATCCGAACGTCCAGAAGACAAAAATAGCCCAAGTCGCTCCTCCTAAAAATATTAGCAATTCTCTTTTCATGATACTTCGATTAATCCTTCTAATGAAGGGTGAAAATTAATATCTACTTGAATTCTAGGTACTTCGGTTGTGATATCGAAGTAGCCGATGGTAATAGCCATGGGCACAAACGCCCCGTCTCTATTCGCCACGCCCTCGACGTGTTGCTGAACAACTCCAGGGATGCCGTTATTCTTCCTCTTCTGCTCCTCAATCTTTTCCTGCATCTGGTCCATGTAGTAGTAGATTAAACTTGTCCGTCATTGGAGTCTGCTTGAGGTAGTCCGTGATAGAGATGTTCAAGCCAAGCGACTTGAGCACGGTGATTGCATCGAACATCTTTTCGATGGTGAAGGAGACCTTCGCCCCGCTCGGGTGAAGCATGATCCAGGTATTGCCTTGGGATGCTCGGGAGATATTGAACCCGTCTCGAGAGTATATGCGGACCGTTCCGGACTCTTCATTGTCCATTGTTGATTCTTGGAAGCCAAGATATTCAGGAATGAATATTTCGTCTCTAAGCCCTTCACCTAGTTCGTAGCTTTCCTTGAGAATACGCACAAGCTCCTGACGTAGTTCGTACACCATGACTTCTGCTTTGTCTGCCCGCTTCTTGTGGGCTCCGAATTTGAATAGTTTCATCTGTTCTTTTTTTCTGTTAAATGTATGCGGTAAGAAACCGCAAGTTCATACTTTCTTCTTCATGCAATATAATTAAAAGAGGCGATGAAATCCGGCTCACGATTCCAAGCTTTTCCACTGTACCAGAACATGCGTTCCGGAGTTTTGGACCTCGCTTTCATGAGAAGATATAAATCGTAACGCCCTTTAAAGTCCCTCAGAAGCACTTGATTCGTTTCAACGGTGATACACTCCATTTCTACGAGTTTCTTCTTTAGGAGCTTCCCAGCCGTCCTTCCTCTGCCTATAAGTCCACCGAATCCCTTGCATGAAAGCACAACATCATTGAATCTCGCACTCACATTGGTTGAATACTTGTAGTTCCACCCTTTATTCTTATATTTGGTGGCAAGTCTTCCAACGCTCGATTGTGAGTGAGTTGGTTTGTGTATTTCTGCACGGACCGCTATTGTAGAGATTTGTCGATCAATGTTAGCCTCCAACAGAATGGAGGCTAATTTTGTTATGAGCAAATCCGTACTGTCGTCGGAGCTTACATTTATTATCTTGTGGTAATTGAATTGTTTCTTGTTCAGCTTGTACTTGATGAACATTTCCTTGTAGCTGATGAAAACGTAATCGCTTCCGTTCTGCTTGATCCATCCTAGTCGCTTCATCTTGCCTACATACACTCTGCAGGTCTTGTCACTAAGGCCGGTGAGCCTAGATAGTTTCGCGCGATTGCCTTTGTTCAATGCCGAAGAATTGAATAATGACTTGAATCTAAGAAAATAGGAGTAGGTTCTTAACTCGTTCATTTCCACGATTGTGGAGAGCAGGAGGCTATGTGTTTTAATTTTCTTAGCGAGTAACATAGTGTTATCTTTGTTTTAGCGAACCCCCTTGAGGCCGAAGCCTTTCAGGGGGAAATGTTCTCGCTAAAAAACACAAGTGACAACAAATGTATGTCAAATAAATGGCTTTTCCAAATTAGACTGCAGTCGAGGCTAATGCCAAGATAGCTGCGTAAGCTGCGTCAAGAGCTGTCTCGTCCGCAAACTTCCAAGTCACCGACTTAGGGTTTTGGTCGTGGTCTCTCATTGCGAAAGCTAAATGAAATTCCGAAGTAGTGTTAATACCTGGATTGTCATTCACAACTCTCGTCATGGTTTGTATTTCTTCAACATTTACTGGGTCTGATTGCCCAGAAAGCACGTTGACGCTATGGATAAGTGGTTTTGCAAGTGCACTCATGATCTATATAGATTTAATTGTTACGTAATTGGGGTGGCTACCAAACAAACAATTTTGTCGTATTCGCTATCACGGTCTGCTTCTGATTCGAACTTCCAAAATACTTCTTTAGGCCCGACACTGTTTTCATCTCGGGTGAATCGGATTTGATTCCTCCCCGGCTTATTGGCACTCTGAATGCCATCATCTTCATGTTTTGCGAAAGACACAACCTTGTTCATGTTCAGTGGGTCTGGTGACCCAATGCCTTTCTCGGATACTAAAAATGGTTTATCTAGCATAGTTAGATGTTTAATCCGATAAAAGTACGATTTTTTATTCTGAAGAAAAACAATAAATTTGTTAGTGTTATATAACTAAAATTAGATAAGATGAAATTAACAGCGTTTACACAGTTGGTAGAAGAGACTCGGAAGGAGTTATGCCAGTGCAAGAGTACACTAAGATTTGTCATGCCTGAATTGGACGGTCCGCCGGAAAACATCTCAAAGGCAATCAATGGACTAGGAAACATGTTGGATGAGATTTATGTAGCCCAGGGCTTCGAAAAACACATTTCTCCATACGATCCTAAGTCGTACATCGCAGCACCGAAGAACTACCGACCGATGGTTTCGGATGATTCGAAGCTTACAGATGTGCTCTCAACATTAATGAACAAGCGTGACCTGGTTCATAAGTTCAATCAGAAGGAGCACGCAAGAAAATACAAAAGCTTGATCGATAACACAAACAAGAGAGTAAAGCTTTCGAAGAAGTATTTCGGACAACAGCGCTCTACGTTTACGAACTTAAAGAAAGCGGTCATCGCATTGGAAGATGTGATTGAAGCACGAGAACAAGGTGAGTAATTTCGTTTTAAGGCTGTCCTCATAACCGGGGACAGCTTTTTTTCGTATTTAGTATTGATGTCAGAAGAAAGAAAGCAGAAAGCAGTAGAGAAGAAGGTCATTAGAGAGAACTATCTCGACTTCATAGAAGACCTTCACAGCAAAGGACTACCGATATCCCTGGAGCAAGAAGAGCAGCTCAAAGATGCCGGCAGAATCGATGTAATTGACAAGCCTAAGAAATCTCGTAAGAGAAGGGCTGTCCAGACCGACGACTCCGTAAAAACGGAGAAGCAAATAGAATCAGACAAACTTATCGACATCATCGAAGACGATGGTGAAGGAATGCACAGGGATTTCGAGATCCTTGACAATGAGACCTATGATAAGCTTCAAGAATCAGATTTATTTAAGTACAGGGGAGGAAAGGACGTCAAGACGTCTGATTGGATGCCTGATAGTGTCATCGAGCACGACGAAAAATTCATTCGCTGGATAGACAGCATTAACAATGGATTCCAGAACATGCGTTCGTATGTTCCTTTCCAGATGTACTGCCAGCAGGCCTCCGATTGGCTGGCCGAAAACGGAGACATTACCGACTACAGTAACGACGGAGATGCTAGAGCCTACGCCTACGAGGAAATAAGACGGTGCCGGGAAAACACCCTCTACTTCATGGACAAGTACCTGATGCTTAAGGAAGGGGACATGTCTTCCGGCTCCATGAAATACATCGCCAAGCCTGTGCACAAGGTTATCGCTTTCATGTTCGATTGTGGATACTCCAGCATGACGGGTAAGCCTCGTCAGATTGCAGCAACATCGACATACGGGGCTTGTGCCCTGAAGAAGATTACGACCAACAGAAACTTCTTCCTCAAGTTCATTACCATGGATAAGGAATCGGGTATTGAGATTTTCGATGATAAGATTAAGTATCCATTTACGGAGCTCCCTAGGTGGTTCCGGCCTACTGTAGATAACGACCGTGACAACCTGTTCCGCCTCCGGAAAAAAGGCATCAAGAAGGGCGTCAAGAAAGGAATGAACTCATCCATCAGGGTGGTTGCTCCATCGGTTGCAGCGATTAACGGTGGTTCACCTCAACTCGTTATGATTGATGAGGCTGGTTACATTGGCATTCTAGGGAAGATGATGAAGGAAGCTCGTCCGACCATGTTCTGGCAGAACCCGGAAACAAACAAGATTGAGATGAAGCGTCAAATCATTATCTGGGGTACAGGTGGCGAAATGGATAAAGGAGGTAAGGCATACGAGGAAGAATACTTCCGGGCTCTCACTGCATGGAAGAATCGTGACTTTACATACGGCATCATCCCTATATTCTTCGATTGGACCACCAGACCAGGTATTACCAAGGAGCACTACGAATCTGAGCGTAGAGCATATACGATCGAAGGGCCGGAAAAGGAATCTAGAAGAGTTCAGTTCCGCCAGCACTACCCGTCTATCGTTGAAGACATGTTCCTGACCTCATCGAAGCTTCTGGTGGGAATCGATTGGATTAACCAGAACATCGAGAAGATTTACAATGTTGAACATAGGCTCAGATCCAAGAAGGGGTATTTCGAACCGATATTCGACACCTCCAAACCATCAGACGAGAACAGCGACGTGCCTTACGCTATAACAGGAGCTACATTTGTGGCGGTAGACGATGGAGACCCGAGAGCATCCGTAACGATGTTCATGGAGCCTCAGAAGAACTGGATGCACAGGTACTACATGGGAACTGACCCCATTATGTCAGACAACGGGTTCTCGAACATGGCCTCAGCTATATTTGATGCCCACTACAAGACCGTATCTGCATTTGTGGACTACAGGGACTCCGACCACAAGTACACCTTCCTGCAGTGCATGTTGCTGGGCATATACTACTCGGCGGAGTCGTCCAAGTCTGCAAAAGAGCTAGTGGAGGCTAATATTGGAACTGCCTACACCGATTACAAGGAAGCAAAGGGCTTTGAGGACTCATTGGTGTGGGGAACGGAGCTTCCGCAAGCCTTCCACGGCGGCCAGAACACTTACGGAATTGACAACAGAGGGAACAGAACCAGATTCATTGTCAGCAAGATGCACGAGTTCTTTACGGTGTACGGAGACCGCGTATACATGACCACCCCTTTTGTGCAGCTCAGAACATTTGTGTGCACGATCACAAAATCAGGCAACGAGAGCTGGGGGACAGTAGACCCGCAGAAGTACCACGATGATGTGTTGTTTGCTATTGTTTTTGCCTATATTTGTAGTCTAAGCTACGAACATCTAACCCCTTTCGAAATCAAATCCGAAATGGAGAGATACAAGACTCAGCAGAAGCTTGTTAGGGGCAAGGACGGAAAGCTAACCAGGGTAGAAGTGAGAGTTCCAATCTATTAAATGGAAAAAAAAGAAGAGTCTATATCATTATTTGCTCCGAAGACGAAAAGAGGTCTTCTGGAAGATTATCCTGAGCTCAAAGATGCGCCAGAATTGAAAGACCTAAACAAGTCCGAAATCCTGTTCGTTTGGTTCTTCGCTTGTAAAGCGAGCCCAATATCTCACGTTGAAAGGTCTAGAATTCGTTCAGAAGAGGCTTTAAAGAGGTCTTTTGACCACCTTGGAAAAGAAAACCAGATGAAGCCTGCTGTTAGGGATAAGTTCGCTAGTTGTAACTTTGGATCCAAAATCAAAAGAGCTATCGACAGGATGTCGAAGTATAATCCTAGTGCTAGGGATATCTCACGAAGGATTATTGAGAACACATTAAATAACTTTAGCAGGTTGTCTTCCGTAGAGATGACAGATGCTTCATTTGTCGGCGAAGACGGGAAGGTTGACTACACAAAGAAGAACGCCTACGTCACATCGCAAAACAATATTGTAAAAGCCCTAGACGCCATTGTGCTTAAGTCAGAGCATGGGTTCGGAGTAACAGAAAAACAGATTGAAGAGGAGGACGCCTATGAATACGATGGGGACTCATTAGCAGACGATTACCACGAACAAACAAACTAAGAATACTGTTATGTCACACCTTGTACTCTCAACACCAAACAAGCCAAACCGGATGGATAAGAAGGCTTATCCCGACAAGGCAAACAACGAACAGTATCACCTAGACTATGGTAAATGGACTGTAGGACAAGCATTCAACAGCCAGCACAATGACTGGCTTCAGTCTATCGCTATCAATAAGCGATTTTACAAGGGAGACCAATGGATTGAGGACGAAGACCTCGAAGCCTTCTTAAAAGACACTACTGGGCAGACCAGAAACAGAATCCAGATTGTTCATAACCTCATCCGTCCAATTATTGAGCAGTATAGAGGTAACGCTATTAGGTTGAGCGTAAACGCTGCGGCGAAAAGCGTATCTCAACGATCGATTAACCGAAGAGAGCAATCCTTGGCCAAGCAGCTATTCAAAACAGACGTTGCAAACCAATTTCCGGGACTTGGAGCTGTTGTTCGCCAGTTCGACAGGTCTATTGGTGAAAACGAAGAGGAAACTACTCAAATCCACAACAATCTGTATGTAGACAGCTTTGTGGATGCAATGAACTCTTTGATGAGGTATGTTGCTGACCTGAACGAATTTCAGAACATGCAAACCATGTTCGCTCAGAACCTGGGGCTAACAGGTCTTATTGTTTCCGAGGCATTTCAGCACGGAGGGCACCAGAGGTTTGAAACTAGAAAGTCTAACCAATTCTTTTTCGATAGAGATGCTGAAAAGCAGGATTTAACTGACGCAAACTTCATGGGCACGGTTACGCCGATGGATGCTTCAATGATTTTCGAGAGATGGGAGGAAATAAGCCACGAATCTAGAAAGGCTGTAGAGAACTACCTGTCGGTAATGTCTAACGGCGACACCAACTTCAACACCGAGCCTGGAAACAGCCTGCACGGGGGAGTTGACCACAGAACTAACAGCGGAGGAAGAATCCCTGTTTACAAAACGTACTGGAAGGACTTTGATAGATACGACTACGGATGGGTGCTCGACGAGTATGGATATCCGTACCTAGTTAGAATCAACTTCACAAAGCCAGGGCAGGAAAAGCCTGAGTGGACCGAAAAAGACCTTATTGCGCCACCAGACAGCGCGAAAAATAGAGTCCTGTTCAAGGGCGGAAAGAAGAAGCGCAAGCTTTACGTTGATGTTCTAAGATATTGCATATTCATTCCAGGGGAGACTGTTGGGGCGAGAAGAATCAATTCGAATAACGAGCAGGAGACATTTGACATTGCTCTTGAGTGGGGTCTTTCTCCGTACCAAGAAACTGACTATCAAGATTTGTCAAACGTCAAGTTCCCATTCAAGTGTATGGCTTGGGGTTATGTTGATGGAGAGATCTTCAGCCCGGTAGACGACGCTATTGACCCTCAAAGGTTCATTAACAGAATTTTATCGGTTATCGAGTCTCAGTTCAACAATGCTGGGGGTGCAGGTGTTATTCTTGATGAAGACACTATCAACCCGCAGGAAAGAGACCAGATTTACGCAGACATTAACATGGGTAACCCGATTACCGTTCGAACGAAAGGTAGAGGTATACCGAACTCAGTGGGCTCATACGACGCGACCATATCAAACGGAGTGCACCAGATGTTCAACATCATTCCTCTCATGTCGAACCTCATCCAGAACACCACAGGTGTTAACGAGGGGCTTAAGGGTGAATCGATTGGTCAAGACCAGCTTGTTGGGGTTACAGAGCTACTAATACAGCGTGGTTCATTGATGCAAGAGCCTTTTTATGACGCTATCGCTAGAGTGTTCGTTCAGATGTACCAACACATCGCTACAGTTGGAAAACGATACTATATTGAGCATGAGCGCTCGCTATCAATAGCTGTTGGAGACGGACCGGCTGAGGTAATCAGGCTTTCTAAGGACATGAACCTAGAAGACTTCCGCGCGTTCGTGGAGAGAGAGAACGCAGACGCAATGCTTAAAAAGCAGGCTGACCAGATGCTCACAATCTTCCTTGAGTCTCAAATGATAGACAGAACAACATTCACCGACCTATTTGGGCGATCAACTCCAACTCAGGTAACCTCAGCGATGAGAAGGCTTGCCGGAGTTCAGGCTGAGGCGGAAAGAAGAAACAGCGCAGCGACCCAGCAAGTGACCCAGAAAGACGCCCAAGCGCAAGAACAGGCAGTCCAGGGAGCTCAGCAGGAGCAGGGAAGGCTTGAGCAGAGAGAGGACGCTAAAGAGTCCCGAGCTCAAGACCATGAGATAGATAAGATTTTCGCGAAGGGAATGGCGGACTTTTCTAATCAACAAAATTCTCCGACCCCAGCGCCGTAATGAATTTTTAATTATATTTGTGAATAGATAATCAGAAGAATGGCAGACGAAACAGTAAGTGCACCACAGGCATCAGCACCAGCAGAAAACCAGACACCGGCGACAGCACCGCCAGCGCTACCTAACAATCCAGCCCTAAATGCCCTTCAGGGTATGAGCGGAGGGTCAGCACTAGCAAACGCTTTAGGTGAGATGAGACAACAGCAGGAGCAGAATACTCCTCCAGCGAACGAACCTCCTCCAAATGAGGCCCCACCGGTAGTAGAAGAAACACCAGCAGCACCGCCTGTACCAGAAAATCAGGAAGCTCCACCGGCAGGAGAGAACACACCTCCAGCCAACGATGCTCCTCCACCAGCGGAAGAGCCAGAAAAAGTTACCATAACTAGCCCTATTTTTGGGGAAAAGCCAGTGGAACTTGGGGATAAAGCTCCTGAATCACAGACTCCAGCTCCGCAAATCGAAAACCTTGAACAGGTTAATTCGTATTTAAAGGAGAATCTTGGAATCGAAGATTTTTCAAGTCTCAACACAGAGGTGATGAGGCTAAGAGAAGTTGAAAAGACCACTGAGGGAACGTCTAAGAAGTTAGAAGGAATGGAGGGATTGTTCAAAACAATGCCGCCAGAGCTCTATCAGGCAATAGACTCGTTCAGTAAAGGTAAAGAATGGAGAGAGGACTTGGTAAGCAGACCAGCTCTCGACTTTCAAAAAGAAGTATCAGACTACAAAGACCAAGAGCTACTGAATGCTTATGGGAAGTCTTTTACAAAAGAACAATGGGAAGAATATAACGATGCTGATGGAGATCAGAACGTTAAACTAGCCATTAACACTGCGCTTGATTCTGTGAAGAATCAGTTTGGTAGTGATAAAGCCGGAATAGCTTTAAGAACGCAGAAAACGATAGATGACGCAGCGAAAACAACAACCGCTGTTAATCAATCACTAGAAGCTTCAGTAGCTAATTTCGCAGGAAGAATTGAAGGCGTCAGCGACCAGTATATTCAGGACATCAAGAAAGGAATGTTGGACACACTTATCCGAGATTTGTTTTTTGAGGCTGATGGTACTTATAAACCCGACGCAGTTGAAAGAGCGGTCATGGCTAAGGACGGCATGGGACTGATGACACAATATCAGACCATTGCTACTAGAGCCGCTGAAAGCTCAGAGCGACAAGAGATTCTATCAAGAGGAGCTGACACTCCACCAGCAGCAGGCGGTGGATCTTCAGCTTCTGCAGAAGAAGTAAGACCAGAGGTATTGAATCATATCGACATTATTACAGGAGGGCTTAACAAGAGAAACACTTATTAAGTCAAACTAAACTAAAAAGTAATGAGTAATACTAATTACACTCCGGGTCCAGGGAACATCCCTTTTGGTAACCAAAACACCAACCCACAAGCATCGTTTTACGGTGTTGAATCACAATTCTCGGTAACAGAGGCTAACCTGATTGCGAAAGCGATTCAGAGTACCCTTTTCGATGCTGCTCCGGCACAATTCGATACCTTGAAGTTGTTGTTCATGAAGCCTTTCGAGGATGTGAACAATGATGAATTCGAATATTTGGAACACACTTTCGGTAGAAGTCCTCTTGAGGCAACTGCTATTGTAGGTGCTGCTGCGGCGGTTCCAGGAACTAACCAAACTCAGGTCATCCCGATGACTGCGGCGAGCATCGCGCATGTTTCTCCGGATTTGGTTATCATCTTTCCAGATGGTTCACACGGTGTTGTTGCCGCTGTCGGTGCTGCCGATATCACGGTTAACTCACTAACCAACGCGGGTCTTCCTGCGGTAGCGATTGGAGACATATTCTCCATTCAGTCAACGATTCGTGCCGACGGTATGGATTCTTTCTCTAACTACGAGCGTTTGGAAACGATCACTCGTTACAACTACGTTCAGTTCTTCTTGAGAGCTCAGAGATGGGCACGTAGAGAGCTTCAGAAGTATAAAAACTCTGGAACTACGAACTACCTCAACGTAGACAAAGAGGAGAAAATGAAGCAGTTAAGAATTGACATGTTCAACTCTTTCTGGAATGGTGAGCGTGGGGAATACGCCATCGCTAACAGCCATGTTGCGAAAGCAATGGGTGGTATCTATCCTTCGATGATTGCGGCTGGATCTGCAACGTCGAATCCAACAGTTGCAGGTTTGCAGTCGGCTTTCGAGACGCTTGCTTTCTCAACTAACTTCAAGAAAGAAGGGGCGACACGCTTCATCTACGGAACCGATCAAATTTTGAACGAGTTCTCGAAGGTGTACAAGCAGCCTGGACTTCGTTACGAGCCGAACGACGAAATCGCTAAGTTGAACCTTAAGCGAATTGAGTTGGGTACTTCAAACTACGTTCTAGTTCCTTGTGAGCTTTGGCGTGAAGAGTCTTGCTTCCCAGCAGACTGGCAACGAAGAGTGATTGTTTTGGATCAGGAGACAGTAGCTCCAAAGAAAATGAAAGGCTTGCCTGCATTTGAAATGGGACAAACTGACGACCTTGAAAAAGGTAGCTTCAGAGACTTCATCGACTTTTGGGTAGGTGGACAGTTGAGCATCCGATTCAACAACCCATTGGCATCCTTCATTTTGGATATCCAATAGAATTTTTAGCCGGGGCTTCGGCCCTGGCTTTTTTTTAACTTCAGATAAAGCAGAAAAGATGGCTCTAGAAAGAGACGAACAGAAACCAGAAGAACGTTTGCCACAAGAACCGGCAAATACAAATACAAACCCAGCAGAAGCACCAGCCCCTCCATCAGCAGATGAGATTCTATCTCAGATGAAGAAGATGCAGGAACGGTTAGACGCCTTCGAGAAGAGGGAGAGACAACCGGTAGAGGCGCCACAAGACAATAAAGCGTTGCTAAAGGCCATGGAGGCCATTGAAGCAATGAGCGCTAAGTCTGACGCCGATAAGTATGGTTCCGGACACGGATACGTGGATGTTGCAGACCTTGACCCAGACGATTTGCTGGACCAGGGTGAAGAAATTGTCTTTTACGCACATAAAACAGGTTATGTGATTGTTGATGATATCAGACAGGGGCTCCCTGTTAGAACTCCTTTTGGAAAGGAGATCATTTTCAAATATCAAGCAACGAGAAGACGACAAGCGGGTAAAGAGGTTGAGTTGTTCAACTTTTCTATTTACGTCTGTAAAAGCAAGAAGGAGGCAGCGTGGTTGATGGAGCACACCTATTATGGCACCATCTTCTACTCGAGAGCTGAAGAAGCTCTTAGCATGGATGCTAGAAAGGCTGCGAAGCTTGCCAAGTACATGACTTCTTTGAAGGCTCAGGATCAGTTTGGAGTTGCAAGGACGGCAAAAGCTCACGGAATCGGAATGATGGAGAACGTGAACGATATGCGAATTGCATTAGCCAACAAGCTGGCTGAAGAGGAAATGGCTAGAGAGAAAAGCGAGTCTCAAATGAGGCTTGTAGAAACTCAAAAAGCCGAGAAACTATTAGGCGAAGTGCCTGGATAAAACTAAAATGAATGATACAAGTTCAGAGCGTAATAGAACGGATTAAATCAGCTTTGGACGCCGAGGGTTCTGACCGTTATCTTTTTGAGCAGGATCTCAAACCAGCAATCAACTATTCTGTTGAGTTTTTATCTGCTGTTGTAAATAAAGCTTTTGATGAGAAGAAGCTCTCTGGAGAAAATTTCAGAGAGCTAATTTTCGTTAGAATATTTCAAGCTAGTCAATTTTCAAGAATAGCTTTTAACCAGCCGAACTTTACGGATAAGGTTTGGACGGTGATGAGAGTAAACCCACTGGCTACTGTGTACCCTAGCACAGCCCCAGCCCTCCTTTCGAACCCGGAAGATTCAGCATTCATGGATGGTCTTAGTTATGTGGACAGCGAACAGTCTGCGAGAAGGCTAACACTCGAAGAATGGGACGAGAATAAGAAAAACGTATTTGAGGCTGGAAACAACATCCTTACAGGCTCTCTTGTTAGCTATGCGTACCTTACTGACGCAAACTATGGCTCTACGTCGTACAGCACTCCTGGATCGGAAATAGAGGTTCGTCCTTCGGCTGCTGGTCAGTTCGTGGGTGTTACTTATTTAAAATACCCTAGCCCTATCACTCAGCAGACAGACTCAATAGAGTTTCCTGATACGATGATAAACCTGATTGTTCAGAAAGCATTGAACTTCATCGCTTTCAAGCAGGGGGACCAAACTAATTTGTACAATGTTACCACAAAGGACATTGCTGACCTAGTTCAACTCATGATGTAATGGCAACACTCTTAAGACATATCGTAGACGACATTGCGAAGGATCTAAAACAGACCTTCGATGACAAGATAGTTCAGAAGTCACAAGTTGCTTACTGGACGCTGATGCTTGGTAATCGACTAAAGTCTCAACACATCGCCAAAAGAGATTCTGGGGCGTTCCTGAGCACTTTTATTGTTCCCGTACAGGTTCATGCTGTCAACGCTAATCCGAACGAAATCAAGGGCCGGAAACACATTATACTCCCAAAGAGTATTTATGATTATGATAAGGACAACGGAGTTGAGTACATGTCGTACTACATCGAGGAGAAGGCAGAGGGGTGTCCGCCGCCTTTTACGCATAAAAAGATTTTACGAACTACCCCTGGAGATTCAGAGAGACTGTATTACACAAAATATGAGAAGCCATCTCCGAAGAACCCGTACTGGTATAGAACGGGAGACCACTTATATTTGCTTGGGCTCGAATGCGTTAATGTAACGCAAATTGAAATCGGAATTTATAGCACGTTTGATCCAATCACAAAGGTTGATTTGGATGAGCCGTTCGATTTCCCGGAAGAGCTGTTGATTCAGCTTAAGAGACAAGTGCTCGACTTGGGTAGATTTGTGCTTCTTATTCCTCAAGAGCGAGTGAATGACGGTGCAGACAGCACCACAAATAAAAGAGTTCCAACTAATAAGTTGGTTAGTGTTAACGAATTGAGCCAAGACGCTCCAACCAATAAGTAATGGATTTTAGCAGACAAAGCTTTGTGACGGTCAACGAGATTTTGGCTGACGTTTTGAAGATCGTAAAGGACTCATCATTCAAGGTGAACTCTAGAGGGTTCTATGTATCTCAGATTCAGCAGGCTCTAGAAGAGCTTTCGTTCGACACTTATTTCGACGAGAGAAGCGAGGTTTTTGAGGTTCCTGCAGACCTGAGGCTAGACATGCCTAAGGGCGCGTTTAACCTAAAGAACATGTACCTGTTCAACGGAACAGAGTGCGACATCTCAAGAAGCCAAAACGTGTACTGGAAGAGAAACTTTATCAATTCTAAGTCTGGAAACGGCTTTGTTGCTAAAGACAGGCTCGACAACCACAACGACCCTTTTCACAGGGACAGATTCAGAGGCGCTACAAACCGGCTAGGAAGAGATAACAACCTTACGGGCGTAGGTGGAGTCAATGAGCTCTTCTTCTTCAATGTACAGCAGGGCGTAATCATGCTTAGCGAGAGCTGTAGAAAGTTTGGAAAAATATTGATTGAATTCAACGGAATGGGCGCTGATATTGGAGACTTGCCGGTTATACCGAACATGCTTCGTCAGGCGGTTAAAGACTACGTTTCCGAAGCAGGGCTAGACACTAGGATTGCAGACGCAGAAGGTGTTGAATTTAACAAGTGGAGCACCATACAGGCGAAAATAACATCCAGAAAAGACAAGCCGTTTGACGGTAGCTGGGCTAAGGCTGAGCACAGGGTAAGCGCACTGAGTAACAAACAGCGACAAGACTTTAAAGAGTACCTAGCTAGAATGAACTACTAATGAAGACGGAACACCATCCAAAAGACGCAAAATCGAACTGGAAAGGGGCGAATGTTGACATTGACCCTGAGCTTTCTGGTGCCGATAATGACGGAGAATACTACGACAGTAAGAACGGTCGCATATCCGATTCTACTGGCGGAAAACGATCACACGTTAAGATTCGCGGAGAAGAGGTTGAGTTCCCAGCTCAGAACATTCCTGGCGATTGGGTTTGCATAGGTGAAAAAGATATTAACAAGAACATTGTTGAAATCTGGGTGGATAGAAATGGGGCAGAGGCTCCAATCATCCGTATCGACGGCGTTATAATGGGTCAGTCCCCAGACATGCCTTGGCTAGTGGACTTCCCTATCCAGTGTGACAGAAACGAGAACTGTAAAGGAGGAGAGTGGTATATCACCGACAATAACACGACTCCGATGATATTCAACATTCAGGACATTATCGACTCACTCACGCTAGACCCTGACAAGTATTTCACGAACTTCAATCCAGCTTTATACACGGTAAATCTAGATTCTCCACTTGACATCCCTGTTTTTACAGGTCTTGAGAATGTCGGGGGCGGAGGCGGACTTCCTATAGGCTCTTATCAGTACTCTCTTAGATACGTTAATGACGAAGGAGACCGAACAAACTGGGGGCACCAAACCCCTCCAATTCCTGTGCTTCAAGGGTCGGGAACAGGAAGCAACCAGTACCCGTATACGAAGAGTTATGGCGACAGTCCTGACGTAACAGCTCCAACGAGCTTCGGGATTAAGCTTAAGTTTCGAATTACGAATCTGGTTAACTATGATTTTATTGAGATCCGTCGAGTGTCCTATCAGGCTGCTGGAGGTCTTGACTTTGTTCCGCAAGGAGAGGTAATCGCAAAACTTGAGGTTTCTCCAGGGGAGATATCTGTTCGAGAGTTTGTTGACCCGATTCAATCAAACGTAGAAGACACCCTTGCTGACGGAGAAGGAGAAAGCGAATTGTCGTTTATCGAGAAAGCGAAAGCAATCAGATACCACGACAAGAAGATAGTTCTAATGAACTACAGCACCGCTTCAAAAGAGACTAACCTTGTATTTGACGAGTTCAATGGCAAGAAGATTTTCCCAATCGTTCAGAAGCTCGGAAAAGCAGGGCACAACGACCCGGTGAATCACACGTACTACAAAAACTACACCGGCGGAGAGAGGTTCAGCTTTGCTGTAAACCTATTCGACGCACTTGGCGGTCGAGGTTTTGCCGAGGACGATGCTGGGATTCAGAACTTCCAAATACCGAACAGAAGAGCTGAGGCAGACGTCGACTCTCAACT